TCCGGACTCACCTTTGGACAGGCTCCAGGCCGTTGCCAGCGGCAACGCCGCAAGCACCCGCCCCTTACCGTTGACCAGATGGATTTCCCCTTTGGCGGTGACCTCTAGGGATTCAGCAGATTCGAATGGATGGGGAAGGTTCATCTCATGCGGACCACTTGTCAGCTTCCCACTCTTTGATGGAAGCATCCGTGCAAGAAAGGATGCCCGTCACATCCGTGAATTGCGACAATGGCGCAGGGGGGGAGATGCGGGCACCTTCCAGGGGTCCGGTAAAGGCCAGCCCGACGAACCCCCGCACTTCGGCAGGCCAGTAGACTGCTACCCGGCAGTCCTTGATGTCGATGACCTTCGTTGCCTCGTTATAGGCGAGGACTTCCCCGAAAAACACGCCCCGATGGGCCGTGGTGACAACACACTTCTTACCGACGAAATTACTCATGTTCTTCTCTCCTGTTCCTGATTGGAAGATGCACTTGATAAACGCCTACAAGTGAACTTGAGAACTGAATTTACGTGGGATTGCACAGACCCGCGTCGATCAGCGCGGTGGCCGTGCGGCCATACCAGCCTGTGTTGAAGGGTCCTTCACAGCGTCTTCACAACTTACCCCGTAGGGTCTGGAGGTGGGCGATGAAGGCGTCCAGGGCCTCGGCATCGAGGAAAGCGAACTGGGCCTTTCTCGATGGGATGCCCCTGACGGTGGTGATGCAGACGACGGGATGCACAGATGCCACCAGGTGAAACGCCGCCGACACGGCCCCCTGAATGGACTCGAACTGGACTTCACCAGGAGCGAGTTGCTTGTTGTCAGCCGCAGTGCGGATCTTCAACATGTGCGGCCTCTCAGTTCGACGATCTCAATGGCTTGGGGAAGGGTCACTGGTCACCTCCTATGTGACTGCGATGTTCGTGAAACAAACGCATCCTAGGGCCGAATGGAACCGACAATCGACATGAATAAAGTCGATTCCTGGGGGTCGATCTTTCCGTTTATATGGGGAAACCAGCCCTATCAGACCAGAAGGAGCTTCTATGCTGAGTCAGCTTAACGGATCGAAGTGGCGTCGGACGCACCAGGCGTCCGTGGACGCCGTACTCACGGGCACGGGGATCTCCCGACCCGTGTTCTCATACGGGTCTGCCTTCAAGAACATGGATACCTGGACAGCCCGTAAGCTGTTCGCGGGACTCAAGCACTTTTCTGGGGACGTTCGCAGTCTGGTCTCAGAAGCGAATTCCATGACGATCCCCAACCCGCATATCGTGATCGCAGCGACACCGGATGACCTGCCCATGGGTATGGCCCTTGCCTTGGTGGGCGGGGCGTACCATGAGGCTTGGCATACCCTTTACAGCCGACGAACGTCCCTCAAGCTCAATGAGGTTGAGGGACCCCTCATGGAACGCTGGAACAAGGCCCCCGCCGCTTTCTGGAAGGGTGCCATTCCTGCGTTGCTTACATGGTCGAACATCGTCGAAGACATCCGCATCGAACGCTGCGGATGCAAGCGGTTTCCCGGGGCTCAACCCAAGATGGTCGAACTTCAGGATCTCATCCTCAAGATGGAAAGCGAAGGCTTTGCCAAGAGCATGCCTTCGAACCCGCTTCTTACGTTCGTCGGGCTGGCCTTTCGCGATCTCGGGCTTGGATACGATTCCCCTCGCACGCGAAATGCCTATGCCTTCTATGAGAAGCAATGCCCCGAGGCATTCGCAATCGTCAATGGACCTTTGAAGCCCATTCTCGATGCCGCGATCAATCTCGGTGAGCATGACGATCTCGCCGCAACTTGGGCCGCCATGGATATCGTACTGGCCCTTAGCGAAGAAATGGAGAAAAGTCAGGAATCCAAAGGTCAGGAATCCAAAGGTCAGGGATCCAAAGGTCAGGGATCCAAAGGTCAGGGATCCAAAGGTCAGGGATCCGAGGGTCAGGAATCCGAGGGTCAGGAATCCGATGGTCAGGAATCCGATGGTCAGGAATCCGATGGTCAGGAATCCGAGGGTCAGGGGACCAAAGGTCAGGGGACCAAAGGTCAGGGGACCAAAGGTCAGGGGACCAAAGGTCAGGAATCCGAGGGTGAAGTCGGCGCCGAAGGTGGCGGCCACCAGTACCTCAACGATTACGACATTCAGCAGCTTGCGGCGGCGCTGGTCGAAGCCATTGCCGATGGCGCCGAAATGGCCGTGCAGGACGGTGCCCAGGCCCTCGCGCAGGCGATTGACAACTTCCTTCACGAAGACCTCGAACCTGATGAGGTAGCGTGGCGACCTGCCGTGCCCAACGCGGACGAGGTTCTATTCGGTCGTAATCTTGACCCCAAGACCGGATTCAACATCCGAAACTCCGTCCGTAAGGAAATCGCCGCTCTACGGTCCAGACTCCGAAATCGATTCCTCGCCGCACGGACCCCCGTGTTTACCCACGGCGTCCGACAGGGTTGCGATATCAGCGAACGTCGCATGGTCGACTCCATCGTCGAAATCAAGTCCGGCATCGAACCTACGCGCCCCGACTATCGACGTGATCAGAAACCTGATTGCAGCCTCGCCGTGGCCCTGGTCATCGATGAATCGGGATCCATGTCCGACCTGCGCATGGACACCATTCGCGCCGCTGTCGCCATCGCAGACGCATTGGCATCCCTCGGTTGCCCCATTCTTGTCGTCGGACCCCGTAACGGCTCTTACTCCAAGATTTCGGAACATGCACCCGAGATCACACACATGGTCGATTGTCACCGACAAGCGCCCGTCGTTATCGATGTCTTCAAGGATTGGGATGAACCCATGAACAAGGCTCTGCCCCGTTTCCCCGGCATCGTCGCAACCGGCGGCACGCCCCTCGAAGATGGCATTCAGTACGCGCTCCAGATGCTCAACAAACGTCACGAAAGACACCGCATCGTACTCACGCTCACCGATGGATTGCCCGACAATCCCGGCGTCGTTCGTGGGCAGATTCGCATCGCCGCCGAATCCAAGATCAACATCGTCGGGGTCGCACTCGATCAGTACGCCGCTCAGGGCGTCAAGCACCTCTTTCCCGAAAACGTCATCGTTCAGGACATGGCCGCGCTACCCACCACCCTCGCCTCCTACCTGGAAGGCGTCATCTTCCCCTCCAAAGCACGCAAGATGAAGCTCGAAAACGGCTTCAAGAACACGCACGCCTGATGGTATGATCCCTTCTAGAACTGTAGAAGGGATATACCCATTGAAGACTCTCAAAGCCAAGTGGCTTGATGAACACACTTGGCTCTGTTTGAATCACCTCTCCTCCGTTCGCATCCCCGCCGCAGCAACGTCATGCTGGTACACGGGATGCCCCTCTCAAAGGCCCGATATGCCCTCAACAAACACACAACACGAAAACGCCATCGCACAAGTCAAGGCCACCCTCGAAAGGGTACGCGCTCGCGCTGAAGAGAACCTGCGACTACAGGCCCCCATCTCCCCACCTACACATAGTCACACCAATCCGACTCTTGTCACCGTGAAATGCGCCGTATGCAAGATCAACATTCAAAGACGCGCATCCGATGTCGCCAAGTCTAAGAACGGCGTCTTCTTCTGTTCCAGGGCACACTCTGCCGTCAACAGGCCCCCCATCGAAGTCGCAAACGCCGCACGACTCCAGCGACAAACAACCCACACCACATCCCCGTCTCCCGTTGCCGCAGTCACCGTCACCGGCACGTCTCCCGTTGCCGCAGTCAAAGGTCGTGGCAGCGTCATTGTCCAGTGTGGCGTATGCAAACAACCCCTCAACCGCAAACCCTCTGACGTCAAAGCCAATCGCATCGGCGTGTTCTTTTGCGGCAGGCCACATCAGGAACAATGGCGTCGCGAGCATTCGTAAAATCAGTCTCTCCAGCAAGCACGCCCCCCCCCAGTAGATCACCTCCGCACGTAGCCCCCCCACGTAGCCCCCCCCACGCTCATTGTCCAGGTAGTTCAGGTAGTCCGTACTACGGACCATCCCCGGTTTTTTGCCGCATCAAGCCAACCGGATTTTTGCAGCCCCACCACGACCACCCCAAGGCAATTTCCCCAGAACCGCGCGGAAAACCTTTCCGTGGCTTTTTGTCCACCGCAGAAGCCATATTGAAACCGTACCGAAAACGACGCGGTCTGGAAATTGGTTTAGGTCTGCCCTTACGGGCGTGACCGTGACCGACTGACAACGTGGCTAATTGGCTAATTGGCTACGTGGCTAATTGACTACGTGGGTACGTGGGTATGTGACTTAGTTTGTCTGGGGGGAGGGGGGTTTTATGGAAGGCTACGTCATTTTAGGTGGGTGTGGGTGGGTGCGGTGGGTTTATTTTTTGATGGCTTTGAAGATACGGTCGAGTATGGGTTCGAGCGTGGTTTCGAACCTTTTCTGTTCCATGAACTTCGGGTCATCGTCGTATGTGATTCTGGTCAGCCATGGATTTGAGATGCCCATGCGTGCGAGTTTTGTGTAGACGTATTGTTCGGACATGCGAGCCCAGATTTCGACACCTGACTGTATATAGGTGAGTTTCCGGACATCGCCGCCCGTGAGGGTGCGATAGTTCTTCTCAGCGGTTTCGACGACGCCGGGTGGCAGTTGTGATTTGTATATGGCATCGAGATACAGGTTGCCGTTTGCATCTTTTGCCGTGTATGGGTCGAAGCCGTGTTTGGCGAGAGCGTCGGGTATGACGTTTTCGTAAGCTGCGGACAGGTAATCTTCCCAGCGGGCATAGTCGGGTGATGCGAGTATGGCTTTGACGAATTCGGCGATGAGTGGGTGTGGGGGGCGTGATTCGTTGAAGTAGGTCAGTGGTACGCCGGTGTTGACAAAGAGGGTTCCGCCGGTGCCGAGTTTGTATCCGAGTGCGTCATCGAAGAAGTGGGACAGTTCGTGAGCGATCAGGCCGTCGAAATCTTGGCCGAGTGTGACGTGTGGTTGGAAGGCGTTTAGTTTGCGGTCGTACATGAAGTACGAGGCGAGGGCGCCTGAGTGTGGTTCAGTGAACTTGAATTGTAGAGGGATTTTGTGCATGCGGCAGAAGTCATTCCCGAAGACCATTTCGAGGTCTGAGATTGCGCGAGAGACTTTGCCGAGTACGTTTGTATCTGGTTCGTGGTTGTTGGGGAATACGACGCCATTGTATTCGAGTTTGTGGCGTGTGATGAATTCTTCGGGCGAGACGTGTTTCCAGCGTAGTGGTTGAAGTGGTATGCCTTCAGCGACGCATTTATTTTTGCTGACTTGTGAGATCAGGTTCTTGATGTTTTCTTCCCAGTCGCGGCTGATGATTTTCCGGTCGATGGCGTTGCGTAGGATTCGTTGTGCCGTGGTCAAAGTTCGGGCTTGTGCGAGTTCTTTGAGTAGTGCGTTGAGTATTCGTCTTGTGACTTTGGCATCTGGGTATTGGGTGAAGTGTGTTTCGATGTCTTGAATGAGTTTGTCGAGTAGATATGCGGTGGGTCCATCTGCTTCGAGTTTTGATTCTCGGTGCAGGGTGGTTTCGAGTGGTTCTTCTTCGGCCCGCATGATAATGGGGGTGGGCACACCGGCTTCGGCATTGAGTGCGGTTTGTTCGGCGGAGATGCGTTTGTATTCGGCAGAGCGGGCGTTTGCGTCTTGAATCTGGTCGAAGGCGTTTTTGAGTTCTTTGTCGAGTTGCGTCATACGTGAGCGTATGGCGACTCTTTTTTCTGGTGTCATATCGAACCATGCGCCGGGATTTGCCTCTTCGAGGGGCGTCATGGTTGCGAGCACGGGCAGTTTGATGATTTGGCGCAGGAAGGTCTTGATTTGGGTTGGTTCTGGGTTTGACTGGATAACTTTCTCGAACAGGTATTTGTGTTCGTGTCCGTATTGGTCGGCGTGCATGCAGACTTTGGCCAGATAGACCATGTTGCGTATATCGCCGGGCATTTCTGGGGGCAGGTTGGACGCGAAGAGGTTCCGGAATGCGCGGGTTACGGCCAGTATTGCCCTGTGGACATCTTTTCGGGTGATTTGGCTGACGGAGCGCAGGATGGGCACGGCGGTTTCCAGTCCGTGTCCGTAGTCGCCATTTTCGATATTTTGAGCGAGTTGCAGGCAGGCTTGTGTGAATTCGGGGTGAAACCGTTCACGGAGGGCGATGAACTTCCGTATTTCGGTTTCGCCGAAGAACGGATTTGTGACGACATAGGACTGCGCCAGTAGTAGGGCATATCCTGTGATGACGGTCTTAATGGACATGCTGACTCCTGCGTATGTGCAGGAGTTGCGAAAATAGGATTCCTATGTCTTGATTTTTTCCAGGGCATCTTGGACGGCGCCTGGGCCGAAACGTTGGACGAATTGTTGTACCATGATGGTCAGTGATTCTTGCATTGATTCAGCGGTTACTTCCTGACCTTGCGACATGGTTGTGATAGCCATTGTGTAGGCTTCACGGCGCAGGGCTTCAATCATCAAGGCATGGGCTGTCTGAACGAGACCTCGCGAGGGCCAGTTCTCCAGACGAGAAGCATCACCGGGCGTAGCCGGTCGATGTGAGGTCCAGATTGCACCGTCTTTAAGACGCATTTTGATCTCAACCTGCAAGCTCACGGTATCGAATCGCGTTTCTTTATCTGCACCCGACATTGGGTCCTCCCGCAATCGCGACGGCTGCCAACATTTGCGGCGTCGATAGCACACGGCAATGCTTATCAACTATCAGTTAGATCCGAGCATCTGGATCACCGGGGTCGGTGTCGAGGGGGTTCTTGGAGGGGTTTCGACCTCGGGCATATGATCCTGAAGTCGGGGTCAGCGTGGGATTATGGGGTGTGATTTTGAGTCGTTCGATTTCATGGCGTCGGTCTTGACCTCGGCGCCAGTTATACATGCCGCCTGCGCCACCGGCTGCGGCCATGAGCAGCAATACGGTTTCTGCGCTGATGGGTCGATATCGTGTGGGCAGGATGGACACGGAGCCATTTTCACTGATGTTTACTTCGTGACCGAGGTAGGCATCTACGGCGAAATTCCAGATGATCGCCAGTGCAAGCAAGACGGCACCTGTCCACTGAATGATCAGTAATTGGTCAGGTTCGCCTCGCAAGTTATGTAGGATGCTGGATTTCTTCTGATACGCCGGCATAGATCATGTCCTCACTGAGGCCAGCAAAATGCCTTGGCAAGCCAGCCATGGGTTTGAGCATCGTCCTTCGACGATGCTTCGTTCCAGTTCTGCTATGGCCTTTAATAGGCCACGCAGACGTTCAACTCCCCATCGTTTGATTGCCGGCATATCGCGATTTTTGACTTGCCACGTAGGGCATCCGAACAAAGCCGCAAGTTCATCGACATTCGCGGGCTTGTTGGCCACGGCCATGCTCATTCGTAGCCAGAGAACAGCCGCATCAGCGGGACCACCCTTGGCTCGTAAAAGCAACATCGTCGCATCGTCCGCATGTCGAGCAAACAATCGAGCCAATGCGGGGCCATCTTGACGACCAAGGGCGTTGGTCAATGCCGATAGGTCGAGGTTCCCGCCCATGCGTCGACCTGTTTGCGCGATGATTTCTTGCGTAATCGTTGGCGATCCGGTGGATCTGGCAAAAAGGCTTGCCTTGTAAATCTCCCAGGAAATCACACCGAGGTCGTCCCCGGTGATGCCGACGATTGCCTCTGCCAGTTTATCGGATTCGGCCAACGGCACACCGAGCCGTTTGGCTTCCTGGGTGCAGAAACGCCCGGCAGCCTGTCGACGGTCACCTTTGGTCGTCGGCTTCGCGAAAACGACCGTCTTTGCATTGGACGGCAAGTTCTCAGGCGTTTTGTCACCCTCCAGGACCACGAGAAAGCTCACGATCTCTGAGTCCCTCAAATCGGGAACAAAGTCTGTGACGATCAGAATGGGTTCGATGCTCAAAATCCCCGCCGTACTCACTTCTGAGTCGATCTCAGCTTGAGTAGACGCATGTACGATTCTGTAGTTTTTCTGGTATGCGATAGAGATCAGTCGTCTCTTTTCGCGGTCACGCAAGAATTCTTCGGACCCCAGGAGAATCATAATGGGCTTGGCGGCGCTCATATCAGTATCCCAAGACCGTATCGATGAAGGCGGTCTTTGCAGTCACCCACTTGGCTCCCAGCATGGGTCGTAGTCTTTCCCAAAGAGCCAAGTCCTCAACGGACATATTTGCCACCACGGCATCAAGCAAGATTTCGGGGTCGTTCCCGTCGAGTGCGGAACAAACCGCATCGAGAACCCCAACGCCTTGTCGAGAGGCTGTGATGATGTTCTCCGCAGCCTGTTTGACCGACCTCGGGAAACGTACCGTGCCGGGGCACCAAAGGTCTTGCGTCCTGGACCGGATGGTCGGTGACACCCCGATCAAAAAGTCAGCCCAAAGGGCGATTCTGAGCGGTCCCTCGGCCAAGTCTTCAAGGGTTTTCAACAAGGCGTCCGCAGCTTCGACCGTAGCCCGATCAATCGGGCCGATGACCAGGGTTGGGGGCTTGTCCCCTACACCCCCTTGGTTGGCAAGGTTGACGATCAACCTTGAATCATCAACCTTGAGTCCATTATCCCCGATGGGTTCTGAGACAGGGCGTCCTGTCTCAGTAGACCATGAGACGGCTTTGTCCCGACCTTCGGGGCCGTGGAACAAGATAGGTGTTCCCATGAGGTCAAACCGTGATGTGGAACGATTTGCCGCAAGTCAGGCATTTGTACCTGATACTGGTTCCACCAGTAGGAAGGCTGAATCGCATTTTGATCTCAGCCTGATTGCCTGAGCACTTTTCCGATGCCCGGCATTTGATCCAAATGCGGCGGCCGACTTGATTATCGTGTCTGATTGGTTCCATGAACCATGATACGCTCAAATCAAGTGGCGCGAACCCCCTCGGCCCGAGTACGAATCAGACCCGATATGAGTTCGACGTATTCGAGGACACCCAACAACCGGGTAATTCCGGTTGTACCAAGTACCTCGGTACCTATCTCGACTCCCTGTTCCAGGACGAGCCCTGAAGTCGTTTGAGCTACTTGACCTGTAGGTCCAACTATCGTGTTCGACAGGTAGCAAGGTTTCCCATTGCTGCGAAGAACACCGGACCAACCCGAAACTCGGGGATCCAACAAAACAGGGACAATCACGCTCTCCCATTGAAACCAGTTCAATGTCAATGGGAAGTTGGCAAGCCAGTTGATGTCACTGTGGACACTGGAGTTCGTCCCGGTCAGCAAAACGTAGCTAGATTGCTTACCGCGATCTTGATTTGGGAAGGTAACCTGGGCACTGCCCGTCACAATCCGATAAACAGGCAACGAGAAGTTTGCAGCAAGCTGATCTGGAGTCAACAACGCTCCAGGACCACTTCGGAAGATCCCTCTACCCATGGGAGTCACCAGCTAGTCAAGGTTTCAGACCTTGAACCGCTTGATAAGATACCTAGTAGGATCTACTCGTCTCTTGCTTCCCACTATCAACGAGCTACTGAACAACCTACTGGACAACAACCTACTGGACAACAACCTTCACCTGAACAACCTACTGGACAACAACCTTCACCTGAACAACCTACTGGACAACAACCTTCACCTGAACAACCTTCACCTGAACAACCTTAACCTGATTCATCTGACTCTCTATCGTACTACTCATCTTCATCTCACTACTCTCACTCTGATTTGAATTCACTGTCTGATTCATCATCGTCGTCATCGTACTCATTTCATTCGTACTCTTACTACTGGTTGTTTTCTGATTTTGCGTTGTCTTGTTATTCGCTTTTTTGTGAGCTTCATGTTCATTCAGCTCTACTAAATCTTCTCTACTAGAGTCTACTTCGTATCCTCTAGTCTTTAGACTATAGTTGAGGATCTACTAGAAGTAGTTTAACTTCTTTTGAGAGTTCAGTAGTTGAAAGAACGATTGATTTGCTCTGCTACCCCTAACGATAGCTTTGTTTTCGGGTATGTCAGAACCCTCGATCTTCGTATCTACAAAAAGGTAGATCCCTCTTTGAATTCCCATCTACTCGTCCGGTCATGGGATAGGTTGGAAGATCGCATCTGACCTACAGATCCTAGTAGAAGCAGATTTAACTGCTGTCCTACCCAGATCCTTATCACCTTGTATGTTTGACACCCACACGTAGGTATCAAAATCGAGGGTGACGAACCTTGTAAGTTCCAGTTGGTCGATTGACTGATCAAGCGGATTCAGAGAACCGAGGTTGACGGTGGAGTTCCTTGCCACCAAGTTTTCACTTGCCCTGCTCCTCTTGGGATCAACATAAAGAACCGGACGTTCTTTAGAGGTCTCCCAAGGATTCAGAGCGTCAACACCTTTGACAACCTGTGTGCGTCGTCGGGGGTGCTGAGTCAACCGGCTCAGTGTTATACTGAACTGAGCCAGAACTTGAAAGCACTTTTTTTCAAGTTTTTCAGAATGCCGTTAGTTCATGTCTTTGTGCTGGTTGTAGTGGAGAATCCTATGCCTGCGGACAAGGTAGTTTATTCGATGTGGGTGTCTGTAAGTGCGAGTCGTCATTTGAGTTCAGCGCAGATGATTCGGCCCAAGTTGATCCATTTGATTGGATCAACCGAAGACCCAGAGGTGGCCTTGGGTCGAGCGGGTGAGATTTTGTCTGCTATGGGCATCACGGACATGCGTGTCAGGACAACCCGTGTTCAGACTCAATCCTCGGAGTTGTCGCCATTGGCAGTTGATGACGGAACTGCCGAGGCCGTCGAGGTTTATGGCCCAAACTCTTTAGTTGGGGTTGTGGTCATCGGGGTGTCCGTCGTCGATGATGTTGGGGTTGACGACTTCGGTGTGGATGTGGGTTCGGATTCGCTAGAATCTTGGTGGGGTCGTAGCCCCGTAGGGCAGGCTTAGAGGCGAAGGGGGAGGTCTGCCCCCGTGTGGGTCAGGGCGTAGCACTTCTTGTCGGCAGAAGGGCGGATAAGCCCCTTCTTGAGCATGTACCGGAGGACGGTTTTCGTCTGCTTCTTAGTCAGACTGAGATCGTCCATGATTTCGTTGACGGATGACCAGGGTTCTTCCGTCAAGAGGTCCGACACGGACTGTGCCTGTTGGACGAGCAGTTCACCTTGACGGATTAGCTGCCGGACTTCCGCAGTCAGGTGGTTGACCCGAGTTTCAGTCAAATCGAACGTCCGCATCATGTCCTGACGTTCGGCCCCGGCCAGAACAGCTTCCAAAATCTGACTGCGGCGAAGCCCGCCTTTGGGCACGATGCTTTCGATAATGGCTGAACCTTCGGCCAGCAGGTCTACCTCGCAAAGTCGATGCTCGGCATTGGGCTGTTGGTCTTCAAAGTCGAAAGACTCATGCTGATCCGGAGTCATATCTGATCCGGGGGCGATGATGATCTTGTACGGGTTCTCGGGTGAAAGATTGCCGAGGTCACGACCCCGCAATTCGGCGGCCGTCCGCGCCCGATTTCGCGCCCGACAGTGGGCATCTACGCCTCGGGCCATGAATTCCGACGTGAGGTTCCGAACCAAGTAATTGGCCAGGACTTTCTCCGAAGGACGGATGCCCTTGTCGAGAACGATTTTGAGCATGTCCTTGTTGCACCATCGGGCGATGCTGAGATTGGCCATGCTGTTGATTTCGGCCACGTCTTCGGACGGGAAGCGCATCTTGATACGCTGGACCAGCCGCTTCAGTAGCCCTTGTTTGAGCGCCTGTTCAAACCATGCACGGGTCACGTTCTGGCTGGGCTGGCCGGGCTGAATGACCTGATTGAGTTGCCGGATTGATTCTGGGGGTAGATGCCGCGAGAAAATGTCGGCATTGCCAACATGAACTGCCGACAGGATTTCCATCACCAATTGAGCTTGGCCCGGGTAGCCGTGCATGTGCAGCACGTCGCGACGGATCAGGTGGTGATTGTTCCCCACAGGGGCGGGTTGCGCGGCGACCGCCTTGATTGCGGTCGAGATGCAGTCCCACGTCCCGGGTTCGGTCGTGGGCTTGGCGGCAAAAACGTGGGAAAGAACGGCGACAAGGCGCAAAGTTCGGATTTTCATGGTGAGCATGGGCTCCAGATTTGGGGGTGTTTCGTGAGCCGGGACGGGCCTAGACGGCAGGTCAATGGCGCACATCCACTTGATAGCACCTACATGCTGATGCGGGCAAGGACATTCGTTTGTTCGGCTATACAATTCCGTCAGCGACACCAAATCCCCGAGGAAGCCGTTCATGCTCCATCCGAAAATTCGCCAAGCATTGGAAGATCACCCGTACTTGGGCGGGTTGTTCAAGAGCGGTGCCCTGGCCGTGCGTGCTAATGCTGACGCTGCCTTCGACAAGTTCATCCGGATCTCGTTTGTTGAGGGGTACAACCAGCTTCCGCCGGGTACGCTCGTGAATCGGACAGATTCAGTCCTGGCATCCATTCGGAAGTCCCTGGAGACGGGTAAGCCTTTACCGTATCTGGACACCCTCCGTGAGGTTTACTCACAGGAAGAACTCGTGGAGCTTTTCCAGGGTGAAAGCTCGGGCCTGTACAGGATGCTGTACAACGACCTGAACAAAAAAGACCGCAGTGCGGGCAGCACCCGCATCCGGTCGGTTTCGGTTGAGGAAATTGTGCAGTCGCTTCTATGGGGTCTGGATCCCATAGACAACGACCCACTGTCACGGACAACGGGTCGTCCGCTTTACTGGTACATTGGTGCCCTTTTCCAGCATGGCGGGAAAAAGGGGTCCAACCGCCTGATTGTCCAGATCAAGGCCATGGGCACAAAAAATGCTCTTTGGGTTTATGGCGACATCCAACGTAAAGACGAGCGGATTCGCATCCAAGCCCCTCCCCAGGGTTCGGATCCTGAGCAGGACAACGACGCATATCTCAATCAACTTTCGGTTGAAGTGCCCGACATTGATCTCTCTGTGGTCATGCAGGACCCTGATTTGTCAAATATGGTCGAGAATTCGATCATGCGGCGCATTCAAGATCGCGCCAATCATGCACACGGTAACACGGACACTCAATACCGGATGGTGATTGAGATGGCCCTTTGGGAGGCTTTGCAGAAGCATCCGGATCTTTTCAACGTGGACCCTGGCACGTTTGAATTTACGGTCAAGCAGCAGGAATTGGCACCGATCATCAATGCCAACACGGGCAAGGATTCGAGCCCCAAGGTTCTTGGCCGTATTTTCAGAGATACGATTGGTCAGGACTTGAAGCGTGTTTTCAGCAGCGACTCGTTTCAGAATACGCTGGACCGCAAGATTGGCCTTGCCAAGGTGTATCGGCAGGAGATCAATCGCCGGGCACGGCTCAAGCGTGCTTCTGCGCAGCGTGTTGTCTCGCTATTTTTGCAGAAACGGGGTCTGTCCCTCGGCTGATTTGGTAAATATCTGCCAATATGGCAGATACCCACACCGAAACCTTCAGCGGCAGAGTCAGCGCCGTCACTTACAACGACGGCGCTGATTTCTTCATTGCTAAAATCGTCCTAGACGAAGGCAAATCAACGGTCACGGCTAAAGGCCATTTCCCGGGACAGGTCATTGTCCCGGGAACGTGGGTTTGCTTTGAGGGCACATACACCGTACATGCCGTGTACGGTCGACAAGTGTCCGTCATCAAGTCTCCGGTTGTCCCGAAGACCTGGACTGACGACCGCATCTTGAACATTTTGTCGGCCCAAGGCGTAGGTCCGACAATCAGGATGTCTCTGTCGAATCATGCAAACGGCAAGGCTTTGCTCGAAGTCCTCGACTCGGACTCCCTGCCGTCTGAATTGTCTTTTGTCACAGAACGCTGGAAGGCTGCCAAGGCGCATCTATACGCCTCGGCATTTCTGGCAGATGCCGGTGTGCCCGCATCCGTGATCGACCGCGTGTGGAAGAAATATTCCACTGACGTTGAAGCCATTGTCACAAAGAATCCATGGGCACTTGTTCAGGTAGACGGCATCACATTTGGCAAGGCCGATGAAATTGCAATGAAGCTCGGGGTTCCGCTGGATTCCCCAGGGCGTTTGTGCGGGGCTGTCTTGGCCACGATGGGTGATTCATTTGGGGATGGCCACGTCTATGCCTCCATGAACGACATCCTGTCGAACGTTCTAACCTTGATTCCAAACGCTACGGATGTTTCGGTAGCCGCAGCAGTCAAGGATCTTGTCCGGGATGACCAGATGATTCTGGATCGCGTGACCCTCCCGGGCACGGTGGCCCTATATGAGCCGGATTTGTATGAGGTCGAGTGTTCCGTTGCAGCGGCTTTGGTCGCTCGTTTGAAGATGGAGTCCAAGAAGGACTTCCGTAAACTTTTTGCCCGTGTCGGTCCACAGACGGAAGCGGCTGTGAACGCTGATGCAAGTCTCAAGACCGTCGTGAGGGCGGCTTTGGCGGACTGGTCCGCTGGTTCCGGCGTCATGTTGACGGAAGATCAGTTGCGGGCTGCTCTATCCGCATTGACGGACAATGTGAGTTTGATTACGGGTTTGCCGGGTGCCGGTAAGACAACGGCTTTAAGGGCGGTAGTCACGCTGCTCAAAGATGCAGGGATCAGCTTCCTTTTGGCCGCACCAACGGGTATCGCAGCCAAAAGACTTTCGAACGTCGTGAATGCCGATGCCTCGACGATTCATCGCGCTTTCGGTGCTCGGGGCAAGTACGAGGCTGAAGATCGCGAGGTTGCCTACGAGGGCTTTCTTGGGGATGGCGATGGCAAGAAGTCATCGGCAGACACGGCCAGTTGGGGCTTCGGTCCTGATAACCCACACCCTGCTGAAATCCTCATCGTGGATGAGACTTCCATGGTTGATCTCAACATGATCAATCGTATCTTGTTGGGGACTCGGCCAGACTGCCGTTTGGTTTTTGTAGGTGACCCGTATCAGCTACCCTCCGTGGGTGCCGGTGACGTTCTGGGGGATCTGGTCGAGAGCAAGGTGTTCCCGCATGTCCATTTGGACCGCGTGTTTCGTCAAGAGGGCACCAGCGGCATTGTTCTCGCTGCACACGCAGTTCATAGGGGGACGGCACCGGAGTCCGATGGACGGGATTTTGTTCTTCTTCCGGCTTCTTCGGAAGAAGAAGCCGCGTCTTTGATTCTGCGTATTTCCCAGAAGCTCTACGAGAAGCGGGAGAACTTTCAAGTGCTGTCCCCTCGCCATTCAGGGGGGGCAGGTGTGACCGCGCTCAACGACCGGATTCGTTCCCAGCTAAACCCACCGATGTCGGGCATGAGTGAAACGAAACTTGGTGGGTCGGTCGTCCGCGAAGGTGACCGCATCATCATTGTCAAAAACGATTATCAGAAAGGCGTGTTCAATGGCGACGTGGGCACAATTCGTCGTATCGACCGCGCCGCGAAAGAAATCGAGGCTAGCATTTTCGGCATTCCCGGAATGCCCTCTGCTACCGTCCGCTTTTCAATGTCGGATGCAGCAAAAATGCTGCGTTTGGCCTATGCACAGACAATCCACAAATGTGTGCATCCGACCACAATTACGTGGCACGACGGTGGGCTGCATCAGATCCGCCATCTACCGACTGACGGCACTATCAGCGCGCCTGATGGGTTGAAGACCTATCACAATAAGAGCGAGTACCCTGCCGGCCCGCTCTTGAAGGTAAAGACCGAGGGTGGTTATGTGATTTACGTGACCCCTGAACATGGATTGGATGTTTGGGACCGCGATCAGGGTCGCTATGTACGCAAAGAAGCTCAAGAGGTAAAGAAGAACGATTGGTTGTATATGGTCCCAGGGCCATCCGTATCTGCGGAGCGCCCGCCGCATCAATTTGATCCTGTTGCAGGTGTAAAGACCCCTTTGATCTTGGATGAGGACTTCGCAGAATTTCTCGGAATGCTCCTGGCCTTTTCGAAATTCTGGCGCTGTGGATTCAGCACGAACATGAGCCCATGGCTCCATACTCGGATGTATTCTTGCGGTCGAAACGATGTCGTCCTTCTCCTGGACAAGATCAACAGCGGCTTTTTGAGGCATTTCGGCATCTGTCCACAGATCCTCGAATTGGACAAGCCGCATTGCTTTCGCCTGTTTGGGAATCATGTGACGCATTGGTTGTGGCAGCACTTCCCTGAGATGTACCCAGAACACGGCAAGGGCATCCCACGACTAATTCTTGCTTCAAGCCGGTCAATTCGCAGGTCTTTTTTGCGCGGATACTTCCTGTCGTCCATGACCAAGTATGAGGTTTGGGACGACACTGAGAGCCTAGTAGATAATATCTGGATACGATGCTGGTCCGAGAACGCAAACATCGCAATTCGGGCGATGCTTCTCGACGAGGGCATCTTCGCCCGTTGTCGCATGAAGAACAACATCACGATCCGTGGCCGAAGTCTCGACCGTTTTCTGAGTCGCATTGGCTTCGACCATCCGGATGCCGCCAGACTTGCTAATCGAGCACGTCTGACATATCCCGATGACGAACGGGTGCCGTTGACTTCTAGCGAAGCCTCGGTCATTTACCGTCAAGGTAAATTTACAGGAGCCCCTGTGGATATTGCCGTGCGGCATATCCCGATGCTGGGGATTCGGGCACGTCATCATCACGAGCGAATTGTGAGTGTGGTCCCCTCTTGGGGACCGTCCATGTGTGTCGAAGTACCGGGCACTCACAAGTTCATCCAAAATGGGTTTTCGGGCTGGAATTCACAGGGCCAGGAATATGACGTGATCGTGTTGCCCCTACTGGCCACATTTGGTCGGCAATTGCAGCGTAATCTGCTCTACACAGCAATCACCCGTGCAAAAAAACGGGTGCTCATTGTCGGACAGGCATCGGCAATTTCGAAGGCCGTTCAGAACGATTCCGCTGAACATCGAAAGACCCTGCTCGCAGCAAGGATAGTGCGATCTAGCCTTGCTGGGGGGTTCGTTTTTAGACCTGAATAGGTATCAGGATCTCAGAACAGTATGCGGAGCACAAACTAATGGCTGATATTTCAGAGGTACGGGACGTTCTGCGAAATTTGCGCGAACGTATGCGTGTCACGAAGGTCGTCGCTACTCGGGCCGTCAAGACACGCTCCGGTGATTTTTTCGCAGGTATGAGCGCCGCATGGGATACCACCCAAGATGATGCCGGTGGTCCCGGTTCTGACCTCAACCTGCTGGTTGACGATGCCGCCTGCAAATCCTCGGGTATGACTTTGTCTGAAGCCCGAATCTCTGCCGCTGTGCTGGCAATGGAGACGAGCATTGCCGCTTGGCGTGCCGCCTTGATTGAAGGTGCAATCACGGCGGCCGAGTTTGAACATCGGGTCACTAAGGTTCGACAGCGCACGATGGAGCAGGTGTCTTTGCTGTTGGACAAAGCAAACCCTCCCCGCCTTGAAAAGGCTGTGTGATGTCTGAATTGCCCGGGATTTCTGAAGAGATCACGGATTCGATCTTCAAGGAGATCGAATCCATGAACATCATTCTGGACAATGATCCCTTGGAGTTTGGCCCGAAGCGGTTGAACAGCAAGGTCGCAGAGGCTCGGTCTTACCTGACCCGTTGCGAGCAATTGTTCACACGGGTTGCTCAGTGGCTTCAGCTTTATAAGCGCGCACACCGGGCTGGGCAGTTGGATTTTGACCTTGCCATGCAAGACATGCTGGCGAATGACCCCGAAGTTCGGGCAGGACGCAACGTCAAAGACCGCGATGCCATCGCCACCACCAAGATGCGCGCTCGTCGTGAAGAGATCGACCAACTTGGGATCACGATTCAAGACCTTGAAGCCTTGATGACGGTGATCAAGTCGAAGCGGATCGAACTACGTGGTGTGCAGGGCAACCTGCGCGAGCAAAAGCAGCTATGCCAGGAGGAAATCGGACTCGGTTCCAAGTGGGGGTCCAAGGCTGGCGTTCAGCCGTCAGGTATTTTGAACACTACGCCTTCGGTAGACGCAATCACCATGAAGGACATCAATGCCCTTCTGGAAGGCAACTCCGAATCCGATCTGTCCACCGTAGTCGTCCGGCAAGGGCTGTCATTGGATAAGCCCGTGGTGGTGCCCTCGGTGGAAGACACCTTCAAGGGATCTTCCATGCCACAGTCGGAATTCGATGCGTACCTTGATTCGGTTGTCATCGAACCCGCTGACAAGCAAGTTCCCAAACCCTCTATCGACGACCTGTTGGATTTTCTGTGATGGGCGATTAACACACTCCCCAAAAAGGGGGGTGTGCTCGGGCGTCGAGTTAGTAGAATATCCCTGCCCGAAAGAAGTCCTTGCCAATGTCGGCTAGACAATACGGGTGATAACCCAAGGAGGTCACATGAGTGACGGTTTTGTGGATTTTGGTTTTGGTGATGGCGACAAGAATCTCGGTCGGAAGACCAAGAAGTTCGACCCCGAGGCGGGGAAGACCTATCAGGTTTCTTTCGTCTGGTATCGCACCTACAATGCGGATGGCACCCCGGATCTGACAAAGAACCTGCGGTTTACCAACTGCGAGCGCATCTACAAGGAGGGCGTCGGATACTTCCTCTACAAGGGTCCGGCGTATGCTGATTTCGGCAAGCCCAAGTCGGCAATTGCGACGATCATTGCTGTGTGGGCCGTTGACAACAAGGGCAATGTCGACATGAATCGTCTGTCGGAAGTCGAGGTCATGCCTTGGATCTTCTCTTCAGACAAGTACGAGATTTTGTCCCGGGTGAATGACAAGTTCCCGCTCGTCACCACGGACGTGAGCATCACCTGTACTGACAGCAAGTTCAAGAAGATCACCATCACGCCGGACAATCGGAGTGTGATGAATCTTCTTCGGGCTTCCACGAAGGATAGCGCCCAGTCCCTTCTGAAGTCCATTTACGCGGATGTGGACGCGATTGCAAACAACATCCGTCGCGATCTGGCCCGGGATCTCTCGCTGGATGAGATCCGTGAGAAGCTGAACCTTGACACTCAGGGTACGGTGACGGGTAGCCGCACCGTCAAGGATGCGGACGCTCTACTCGACGACGTTCTGTAATCAAGTTCGCCACAAGGCAGTTTGCCATTATGATCTGCCTTGGACTTGATCCCTCACTCACGAACTACGGATGGGCCGTACATGACGACGGCCATCCTGTAGGTTCCCCCGCTCGGTGTCAGTCTAGGGGTCGTTTCCAGACCCCTGCGGACATGACTTTTGTTGACCGCTACATCGCGCAGCGGGAATCCCTTAGAACCCTCATAAGACAATATAAGCCTGACCGTGTGGGCGTCGAATACCCCGTCTTGGGGTCTTCGTACAGTGAGGGCATGTGGGGACTTTTCCTCTATTCCTGTGAAGCCCTCAAGACCGAGGGCTGCGATGTGGTCTTCTGGTCCCCACTTCAAGTCAAAGCCCATGCCCGTGAATCCTTGGCTCGACCGAAAGGTTGGGTCATGGACAAAAAAGACATGGTTGATGCCGCAATGAAGGATGCATCGGGCGCTCGTTGGAATCATAACGAGGCTGATGCCTATTTGGTTGCTCGACTGTCCGCACGGTTCTGGCACTTGTATCAAGATGACCCCATCGAAGGGGGCATGACTCCGGTTGAATCCAAGTATTTCACCGAGGTCAAACAATTTCTTCGTGGGAAATACGCTGGTCAGGAGAAGAAGACCGGCGTGATCTACCGCGAAGATGAACGCTTCTTCCTCTGGTCGGCCGTAGAACGGTCGGAAGGACTCTGAACATGGCTAAAGCTGTTGCGGCCCCCGTAGGGGCGCTTGCGAAGGCGAGGAAGTTCGCCCAAGATAAGCGCAAGGAAGAATTCGACAACGTTCGAGTCAAAATGTCATTGGAGGACATGAATGAGTCCCTGCCTCATGTGTCTTCCGGGTCAGTGGTGGTTGACCACTTGATCGGCGGAATTGCTAACTCATTTGGTGTGGCCCCATGTCCAGGGTTCCCTCGCGGTCGGGTGAGTCAGCTATGGGGGCATGAAAGTGCCGGAAAGACTACCCTGGCGCTTTCTGTTGCAGCGCAAGTGTGTAAGGAAGGTGGCTCTGTTCTGTACGTGGACTGGGAGAACGACATTGTTCCTGACTACGCCATGGCCCTCGGCGTGCCCGTCACGGACGAAAACAAATTTGAGCTTCTCCAGCCGGACAATCTCGAAGATGGTATCAAGTACGCCTTGATCTATGCGGCAGCCGGGGTAGACCTGATCGTGTTTGACTCCGTGGGCGCCGCCATTCCCCGACGACTCACCGAACGCGATCTGAATGACGCTGCCGAACAGGGCAAGGTCGGTGAAGTCCAGGCCGTGTGGTCGCAGGAACTCCCCAACTTGAAAAGGCTGATCGCTCGTTCTGGTACGGCGGTGATCGGCATCAGCCAGATTCGTGCCGAGATCGGCAAAATGGGGCATGGTCCACAAACCAAGCCCCAGGGCGGCAACGCCTGGAAATTCTATTCCAGTGTGCGCCTGGAACTTCGGCGTGTTCAGTACGAGAACACAAAAGAAATGAACACCTTGACACACAAGGTCGAGGATAAGGTGTCCGGTTCGGTCGTCAAGGTCAAAGCCGTCAAGTGCAAGATGAGCCGTTCGCAGGGTCGAGAGGAAATCTTCTACCTGCGCGGTGGATATGGCATCGATAACATCCGGTCGATTCTGGAGATTGCCATTGCCCACGGCATGATCAAAAAAGCGGGTGCCTGGATCACTTGGGTCAAGCCCGATGGGTCTGCAATCAAGGTTCAGGGTGTCGAAAAGTTGCGTCAACACATGGTTGACACCCCCGCCGACTATGCGGTGTTGGACTCGATTGTTCGCCCGCTTCTTGGAAGCGGCGAGTCCACCAAGCAGTTTGTTGAAGACGAAGATTACGAACCCGTGGTTGGTGAGGACGAACCCGCTACGGGTGGGCTCTCCATGGATGAGGAACTGGACGGGATTTTCGACTCCGACACCTAATTTTGCGGTAGAGTCCCACCTATCATGCCCCTCACCGTCCGCGTTCGTAACTTCCAGTCTATCAAAGACGCTACGCTTCGTGTAGCGGGTCTGACCGTCATCACTGGCCCCAACAACTCAGGCAAGACCAGCGTTTTGCGCGCCATTCGGGGGGCCTTTACGAATGCCCCCGCTGGCCCTCTCATCCGTCAAGGCGAGGGGTACTTGACGGTAGACCTGTCGTTCGATGATGGGCAAACCGTGACTTGGGAGAAAGGTCACGAAAAACCGGACGGTAAGGGCAAGGCGATCAATCGTTACACCATCAACTCCAAAGTGTTGGACGGTGTCGGTCGCGGTGTCCCACCTGAAGTCGAAGCCCTCGGTGTTAGAGAAATCAGCGGCGGACTCTGGCCCCAGATCGCCAAGCAATTTGACGGCACCCTGTTTCTGGTCGACCGTCCCGGTTCGGTCGTGGCCGAAGCCCTATCCGATGTAGAGCGTGTGGGCAAACTGTCTGATGCGCTCAGGGCAAGCGAGTCCGACCGCAGGACCATCTCTTCGGAGATCAAGGTGCGCCGCGTCGATGAATCACGGTTGCAGGAGCGGGTTCAGAAGTTCGACGGGTTGGACCCCGTGCTTACACAGATCGACCAGCTTTCTAGCCTGGGAGATTTAGTCGGGACTTTGGCTAAATCTTTGGCCGAGGCCAAAGATTTAGCGGCGAAACTCCGTAAATGCCGCGATGAATTTGCGGCATTTACGGGATTTACACGGATTTCGATGCCCGCACGCACGCCGAAAGACCAGTTCGAGGCGGTGATCACGGCCAGTACGCTGCGACAACGACTCGAAAAGGCCCGTAGAGTCTCACAAGACTATAATTTGCAGGTCGAGTTGCCTTTTTTCGCACATGACGTGTCCGGTCTGATGTTTGTCAGACGTCTTGCGGCCTCTCGAAAGACCGCCTTGGAGAATGCTGTCTGGCCTAAATCATTTCCGGAGGTGCCAGACAGTGCCCGGCTCGACAAGTACGCAAGGGGGATCACCAAGATTTGTGATTGGGCTGCCCGTCGCAGGTCTTTTTCAGAGAATCTGGAACAGCTAGACCAATCCCAGATAAAAGCCAAGGCAGACCATGCCCAAGCCGTGCAGGAGGCGCATGACGCTTTGCACGCGATGGGCGAATGCCCTACCTGCGGTCACGGCACCTAAAACCGCTCGGAAAACTTTCTAGGGGGCCGCGTGAGCCGCAGGATCGCATATTGAAACCGCGCCCAAAAACTGACCATTAGGAATTCCATTGAGCGACAAGATCATCCTGACTCCCGGCTTTGGTGACTCTCGAAACTCCGCGACAATTTACATCGGGGATTGTATCGAGTCCTTGAAGTCAATACCGGAAAACTCAGTTCAGACGTGCATCACGAGCCCGCCTTATTGGGGGCTACGCGATTATGGACATGACGGGCAGATCGGGCTTGAGCAAACGCCAGATGAATACATCGCCAAGATGGTCGAGGTGTTTGGCGAGGTTCGCCGCGTGCTGCGGGACGACGGGACGCTGTGGCTGAACCTGGGTGACTCCTACGCCAACGATGACAAGTGGGGCGGCTCCAGCGGAGGGAAGCACGTCAAGTCGCTGCATGGTGCCACGGGCATCGGGCGTGGGCGAAAGTCCACCGGGCTCAAGCCCAAAGACCTTGTTGGCATCCCTTGGCGTGTCGCTTTAGCCCTTCAAGCAGACGGTTGGTGGCTGCGGCAGGATATTATTTGGCACAAGCCGAATCCAATGCCCGAAAGCATGACGGATCGCTGTACCAAAGCCCACGAGTATATCTTTCTTCTATCTAAGAGTAGCCGCTATTACTTTGACTCGACGGCAATCATGGAACCCGCTAATTGCGCGGGTGCTTTGGTTAAAGCAAGCGACTCTAAAACAGCAAAAAACGCGGCCAAAGGTGTGTTTGGTGGCACTTCGGCTGGTTTCTCGCAGCATGATACTTTGGTGGGAGACCGTAGAAACCGTCGTTCGGTTTGGTCCATTAAGGTTAAACCCTACACGGGTGCTCACTTTGCTACTTTCCCCGAGAAGCTGGTAGAGCCAATGGTCCTCGCAGGCAGTAGCGAAATCGGCTGTTGCCCTTCGTGCGGGGCACCGTGGGGGCGTGTGGTGGGGCGGGGTCCGGGCATCGTTGGACGCAATAACACATACAATCCGGGAAGACCTGATGGTCTAGTCCTCCGAGGGGGTCGGTTTTTTCCAGGGGCATTTGTATCGGAATCGTGGGAACCTACCTGCAAGTGTCCCGAGCATAAACCCGTCCCCTGTTTAGTTCTTGACCCCTTCACGGGATCAGGCACTACGGGGGCTGTATCCCTGCGTCTTGGACGTAACTTTGTGGGTTGTGAACTGAACCCCGAATACGCGAAGTTGGCTGAGTCTAGGATTCTTGGTGATAGCCCTCCCGATTCTGAGGAATCGGGGGAATCCGAATCCTCAGAATCGGATTCCGTGTTCGATCTATTTGGTAACGATGAGGGATAATGATCCGGCTGGTATGGCGAACTGACGTGCATCTGTCCGACCGTCCACCCGCGTCACGCACGGACGATTGGGCGAGCACCGTATTCGACAAACTCAGTCGAGTGCGGGATTATGCCCGCAAGGTCAACGCCCATGCGATCATCGATGGCGGGGACTTCTTTCATGTGAAAGCCCCGTCTCGAAATTCGCATGAACTCGTTCGTCGCACGGCAGAGCATCACGCGAATTACCCGTGCCCGATTTATTGCGTGCCGGGGAATCACGATTGCATCTACGGTGACTACTCATTCCTGCCCCAACAGCCTCTTGGGGTCTTGTATGCAGCCGGGATCTTTCGCCCGTTGTATGACCAACATGAGGCCACCTTCGTTCAAGATGGCGTAAAGGTCCGTGTCGTCGGTGTTCCGTATCACGGAACGTCATACGATATGACCCGGTTCACGGGAATAAAGCGTGGCGATGAAGACTTCCTGATTTGTGCCGCTCATGTGCTCGCATCGAAGCAAGGTGGCACGATGTTCGAGGGTGAGGACATCGTCAAATACGCGGACTTGCTGGGCACAGCCCCGGATTGCTTCATGTTTGGACACTGGCATAAAGACCAAGGTGTCGAACACATGGGGGGCAAGACGTTCGTGAACGTCGGCAGTTTGACTCGGGGCACATTGTCTCAGGATGACCTGAGCCGTCAGCCCGCTTGCGTGTTGATCACAGCGGAGCGGGGCAAGCCTTTGGAGATCAAGACCGTCCGGATTAGGGTGCCACCTCCCGAAGAAGTATTTGACTTAACGGGCAGGGATCGTCAAGTACGGCAGCAAGAAGAGATGGCATCGTTTGTGGAGCATATTCGAGACGCCTTGGTGCCCATTGGGCATGGACACACACTTTCGGATGCAGTCAGGGCTATGCCGGACTTGCCCGAATATGTGCGAGAACGGGTGCTGCTTTATCTGGAGAAAGTGTAGAATAGGCCCATGAATGAACGCAGCACGATCTATTGGTCTAGCTTCGCCCTGTACGAAACGTGCCCGCAAAAGTTCCTGTGGTCTCGGGGTTGGGACGGTGTGGACTGCGGTGGTGGCCCGGGTAAGCCCAAGCCTCTGGCGGCGAAGCCAAGCCCACGGCACCATGCCGTCATGGGCACGGTGATCCAGTACGCCATCGAGCGCATGTATAATGATGAGCTTTATAAAGAGCCCCAGACACTATCTTCGACGCTACTTGCGATTGTCGACCGTGAATGGGAGCGACAAGAAATGGACCCCCGCAATTTCATGGATTACCGCGAGATGGAACTTACGCGGTCTGAAATGATGCAGCATTGTCGAGATGCTGTTGTGGGCTATCTCAAGACCATGAAGGCGCATCGGTTCCTCGGTCCATACGCAAAAGCTGAGGTCGGCCTTGTGGGTTGGGCAGATCAGTACACCCAAGTAGGTGGTCGTGCTGACGTGATCATTCGTAGGGACGACACGGGCCTGACGATTCTGGATGGTAAGAACACAAAGCGCAAAGATCCCGACCCCGATCAGTTACGGTGGTACGCGCTGCTGTTCAAGCTGTCGTACAAGGAAGTACCTGACCGCATCGGGTTCGTCTGGTACCGCTTCCCTTACAACGAAGAATTTGGGGAATCCGGGGTCGATTGGGTTCCATTCAACGAAGCCGATCTTGAGGGCTTGGCGCAGCGCGTCATTCAGGCGCGGTTGAATATGCGCAAGGGCAAGTTTGACCCGACGCCGACGCCGCCAACGTGCAAATATTGCGACTACGAAGATGTCTGTGAAGCCCGTCAAGCCCAGCGGGAGTTCAATGCTGCACGTCGCAAACCTAAAAGTGAAAGTGAATCGCCAAAGCTGGCGACAAACCCCGATGGATTTGGTGACTTGTCCCTTTGAGAGATGGGGGTTATGCGGGCTGATATTGTAGGTACATCTGTCTATGGAACCCGCAGACCGTCTGAAACAAGCCCTCGCTTTGCGTGACCAGCTTGCTGCTGAGCTTCACCGAATTGAAGCCCGTCGTGATCTGGCACTCAAAAATCTCTCGGACGTAGACGCCGAGATTCGCAGTAAAGGCATCGACCCTGACAAGATCGACGAGACAATTCAGGAATTAGAGGCAGCCTACGAGGCCGCTCTGAGTAAATTTCAAGCTGAGCTTGAAATTGTGGACCAGGCTCTAGCGCCATACCGCAATATTTGAGGATTTTAATGAAAATCGAAGTATCCAAGGTGGATTTGGAGTGCGCTCTTTCCGTTTCTGGCCTGACGGTGGGTTCGGGTACGGACCTGTCGTCGCATTACCTGTTCCGACGTGCAGGTGCCGGTGTTGAAATCCTTGCCTATGATATGCGTACTTTCAGCGGTATTCCGCTGAAGTGCCTCGTCGAGGGTGAGGACTCATTTACGGTCGAGGCTTGGCGTCTGGACAAGTGGTTGTCTGGTGTCGCTGATGGTGTGCTGACGATCACGTCCGATACCAGTGGCGAGGTCACGGCCAAGGGCGCCAAGGGCCGCATTCGTCTGCGGTCCCTTGACCCGAACAAGTTTCCATACTGGGATCGCCTCTACTCGGAGGCCAAGTCCGATGGGTCGATTGCCCCGACGACGTTGCTTCGGGCGATCAACGTGTCCAAGTGCTTTGTGTCGTCTGATGACACGACAAAGCCTGAAATTTGCCAGATTGAGGCGATCAACGGCACGCTCTGGTCTACGGATCGTCGCGCGTTGTCGCATGTTCGAGTGGGCATGCCTGGGCTCAATGTCCGCCTTCCTGGCAAGGACGTGAGCACCGTGACGCGCTTCTTGTCGCTCAAGGACACGCTGCTTTCAGACGTGGAAATTTTGACTTCCGAACGTTCATCGTCGGAAGGCGGTGGGGCGTGTGCCTTGTTCCGTCGTGCCGATGGCGGCTACGTTGGGATCACCCGGCCTACGGTTGCTTTCCCCAAGCTCGACGTGAACCCCGACAACCAGGATGCTGCGTCGTTTACGCTCGACCTAGCAGACTTCAAGTCCGCAATCAGCATCCTGTCTGCGTCTGCCCCGAAGAACCACGAGACAATTCGTCTCCGCTATCTCGATGGACGTGTGATGGCATCCATGCCATCAGATGCCGGTGGTGACGATGATTACCCCTTGACGGTCAAGGGGGATATTGTCAACGGAGACGTGTTCGGTGGCGAGGGCTTTATCATCGGGCATCAGTATATCAAGTCGATTGCTGATACCTTCGGTGTGGCTGAACTGAAACTGGGCGTGAACATCCGTGGCAAGGGCGGCTTCATTGGGGTTCGACACACTGACCCCGTTGAAGCTGGCGGCACGGATTATTTTGCGGTTCTCGTGTGGAAGAACTGACAACACGACTAGATCGGTTGCGTTTGGATGCGGCACGGATCTCAGGGGTCCGTGCCGTAGCCACGTCTGAGCTTGAGCATGTGTGCGCTCGCATTCGGAATTTAGAGCATGAGGATCAAGTGCTTGCTCGGGTGGCCGAGGTGTTTCGCGCTTTGATTGACCGCGAGGTGGTGGACAACGCAAAGCTCGCGCAGGATCTCCTTACTGAGGGTCTGCGTGCTGTTTTCGATGACATTCATCTGACGGTTCGGGCCGATGTCGATGTGCAGAGAGGTAAGGTGTCAGTGGACCTCCTTACCAGTCAAACTGACGCACATGGGACTGTGGAAGGTTCAAGTGTTGACGCCTACGGTGGATCGATCTCCACCGTGCAGTCTGTACTGCTTCGCATTGTCGTGACTCACCGCAGAGGGCTACGTCCTTTGATCTTGTTGGACGAATCCTTGGCGGCTGTTGCAGAGCACTACGTCCCTCGCGTAGGTCGTTTTTTGAGATTGCTTGCGAAGCGGCTAGACCTTGATATCCTGGCGGTGTCTCATAGTCAGACCCTTGTTGAGGAGGCTGACTGCGCCTATCGGATTCAAAAAAAAGATGGCGAAGCCACCTTCAAGCTCCTCCATGCCCGGTGACAAGTGAAAAGCCAAGCCGACATAACCCAGAAGCTAAAACAGGTGCAATTTCGCCACGCCAAACGCGAAATCGAATCCAGACTTGCGATTGTGTCTTCGAACTGCACCCACAATATCTTGCTGGATACGGGGAAGGTCGGCAAGATCGGGACGTGTGGGGCCGAAGGTTGTCCCCGCTATAGATCGCCGTGTGATGACCGGATAGAGCGGGTTGCCTCCAGTTGCGGTTTTTTCGAGCCATTGCATACACCGGAAGATGCTCGGGTCCAAGTAAAGACCTTCTTTAAGGATGCACCGCCTTCTGAGATCGCCGCAAAATATGCTGACGTGGCGGCCCTGTTGTGGGTTCTGGACGGAGCCCGCCCAGAACCCACAGATCCATGTCACGCCGGCACGGTGGGGGATCTGCCCATTTGGGCAGACACGCCCGAGGCAGCTACGGAGATTCGAGCCAAGCTTGAGGATAATGCACGGGAACTGGTTGCCCTTCGGGTTGAACGGGCACTCGATCAGAAACAGAAAACAGCCAAGCCCCTCTATCGTCAAGAGACACTGGACTCTCTGAGCGATAACATAAAGTCGATTCAGGTCTCCCTGACCACAATCAATGATGATGTGCATCGACTCGTGGTGGCAGCAAACGCAAATCGTGTGGCTGCCGCGAAAGTACGGCCTTTTCTATTGGCCGTGGGCCTAGCGTTAGGGGCGCTTTTCTGGGGAATCTGGAAGAAGCCATGATCCCATTGTTGGATTTCGTCCCGCTCGCAGCGGGAAAGCTGCCCCTTATGATCGAGGTGCCTGTCCCACCTGAATCCGGGCCGTACTTAGTCACATCATCTAAGGCCGTGACCTGGAGGGAAGCCCCCTTCTCAGGGGGTTTTGTACGTGCCGTTGTTCGTCAGGTACAACCGAACCTTTTGTTCGCTGAGCTTCTGGAGGCCGTGATGGCGGCTTCGGAGACATACGGTTGGGGGTCCGTTGTAGCATCCGTGGGGGAAGCTGAAGCTCGGATGCAGGAATATGATTTCTCGGAGTACGACGTGTTGGACCACGAAAATGCTCCGTGGTTGCCTGCGTCCGTCCGTTTCGCCATCGTGCCCACAGACCGTGCTTATGTGGGCACGGTATTCGTGGCGGACGACAGTGCCGCCGCCGTTGTGCATAACCCATCTCGCGGAATTTGCATCGTTCGCCCCCATGAAAACATGGTTGCATGACGCCCTACAAATCGCTGCGGGGCACATACCTGAAGAAGCCATGGGGTACTGCCTTGGCCGGGGCCTACCCGAACCCTTCATGCAAGAGTGTCGGATAGGCATGTGGGCGCTCTCGGAGTCCCCTTGTCCTGACCCAGAATACACACGTCGTTTTGGCCCACACGGCGAAGCCGTGCTCGGATGGTTGTCGGTTCCTGTTTGGGCGCCCTCCGGAAAGTTGCTCGGTGTGGAGTACCGACGATGGCGTGGGGAGAAGGGGGTGATGAAGCACTTCCTGCCCCCATCAAAATGGACACCGACATTCTATGGCATGACGCCAACGTCACTATCCCACATCTGGGATGGCGCGGACATTTGGCTTGTGGAGGGCGTATTCGACCTTGCCATCATTCATGCGCTTCCCCGCCGTGCAGTTGCCTTAGCTTGTGGAGGCGCACATTTGTCTTCGGATCAGGTAAACTTCTTGTCCCGGTTCATGCAACCCCAGGCGAATGTTTACTTGGCCTTCGATGAGGATGCCACGGGCAGGGGGATGGCAGATGGGCGCACGGATGCTACTGGGAGATTCCATAAGGGGGCACGTCAACGTCTTGAAGACGTAAACCTGCGTGTCCAAACCGTTCGCTACCGAGGGGGCAAAGACCCAGGTGCGATCTGGGAAGCCGGTGGCAAGCCCGCGTTGCAGGCTGCCTTTGTCCAATACTTGAATGGGAGATTTTGAAGATGGCTGATTTCTGGAAAGCTGGCGAAGATGTCCACAGCATCGTGCGGAAGCTGGTGGCGAACAATCACCCGGATCTGGCTCTGGTTCTGGATGAAATCGTCGTTGTGTTTCGGGACAAGGCTGGCAAGTCTGGTGGGCGTGTGACCCTCGGTACGAGTCGCAAGGTGACTCCGGTGGCGAATGCCATCGGAAACACGAGTTACAAGTTCATGCTCGAAATCGGAGCCGATGTGTGGGAGCATGAATTGGATCACACGCAGCAGGAAGCCTTGCTGGATCATCTGCTTTGTTCATGTCGGTGCGAAGAGGACGAAAAGACAGCGGAGCCGAAGTGTTCGATTGCCAAGCCCGATATCGCGGCTTTCCGGGACAATATTGAACGGTACGGCATGTGGTTCCCCAAGGATGAGGGGGACGAGAATGAGAAGGCGTCGCCCGTGGAAGACCTCTTCGGGTCTGACGACTGACTTGTGCCCATCCATAAGTTCGCCACCGCATCGACGTGATCCTTCGGCGCCTCATGGAGGCCGCCTTATCTAATCAGCCTCAGACCATGCCTTTGCTTATCGACCTCCGATAAAGGTGCCCCTTGGCCTTTGACACAAAATATCGTCCTCGTCGATATGCTGACGTTCTGGGCCAAGAGGCGTCTGTCCACGTTCTTCGCCAGCTAGTCAAGGAAAACAGGGGGTATCACCAATCCTATGTTTTTTGTGGCCAGTTCGGATCTGGAAAGACAACTACGGGGCGCATCCTAGCGCGTGCATTGCTTTGTACATCTCCCGTTGAGGGGGATCCCTGTGATGTCTGCTCGTCTTGCACCACACTTCTCGAAGAACGCCCACACGAATGCCTGATTGAGATTGATGCCGCGACTCGTTCGACAAAGGACGACATGCTTCGGATTACCGAAGACATCCAGTATTCGTCGTTCTCGGGGAAGCGCCGCATTTACTTGATCGACGAATCCCATCGGCTGTCAAAATCCGCCTTAGACGCGCTGCTCAAGCCGATGGAGGATTGCATCTCAGGCACGCAGGACAAACAACTTGTCTGCATCTTCTGTACGACTGAGCCGGACAAGATGCAACCGACGATTTTCTCGCGGTGCGCCCCTGCTTTTACGATCAAGGCCGTATCCCCGGAAGGCATCGCCGCTCGTTTAGCATGGGTCTGTGGGCAAGAGGGTCTGTCCTTCGACCATGATGCGTTGGTGACCATCGCCGAAGTCGTCGAGTGCCATATTCGGGACGCGCTGAAGACCCTTGAGGGTGTGTCGGTGTTGGGTCCGGTGACGCAAGCAAGCGTGGCCTCTTATTTGGGCTTGGGTGCGAACGATCTGGTGCTTGACTTGATTTCCGCGATGGGCACGGACGTAGGCGCCGTCGTGTCTATGGCGGCAGCCCTCGCTGATGGGGCGAGCCCGACTTCGCTTTATGGGCGTTTGGCCGAGGCTTCTCTGATTGCCTACCGCTTGCATCTGGGCGTGGGCAAGGCTCCAGCCCATTGGAATGCCCGTAAGATGGAAACCTTGTCGAGCCGTGGTGCTCAGTTGCTTTCTGTATGCACCCGTTTTTCTGCCCCACCTCGCAGGCCCACGTCGCAGACATTGATTCTTGATGCGGTGGCCATTCATAATGAGCTTACGAATGGTGCTCAGGTAAGTTTTGTGCCTGCGCCCGTGGTCATGCAACAGCCTTTGATTGCGCCGGCCACAACTTCAGCAGAAAAAAGTATGGCCGTGGGTAATGTAGCCACAAATGCTACTAAACCCACAGCACCTTCTACAGTCAAGGTTGATCCCCGTGCCGTTGGGGGCGGGGCAGCATCACGTCGCGTACATAGCCCGTCCGTTTCTATGGGAACGGACAGTCTGGACCCTGAAATATTCCGGGGCATTGTCAGCCTTCACTTACGGAGACTGACGAGTGCGGGTCAAAGATCAACGTGACGAACTGACATGGGTTGTACTTGAACTCACCGAAGTGGGTGAACGTCTCGCGGAAGAAGGTGGGCTAGAATCACATCTACGTGCAATTTTGAATTGCGACGAAGAACACCCGATCTTCGTCCCATATACAGTCATCGTGAGGCATCGTCGCCGTGCGGTGATTAACGTGATCGAAGGTTACGCCTTCGTGGCGACGGGCCTGCCGGACACTCAGTATCTCTCCCTTCCAAATAGAAGCCCAAACATCAAGTCCGTCATGCACCGGGTAGGTGCGGGCAAGCTTGCGATCTTAACCCCTGCACCGAACAAGTCGGTGCAGGATCTACAAAATCGGCTGCGCCAGATGATCTCATGTGAGATCGAACTGGACTCCGAAGTTAGAGTCCACGAGGGACTGCACAAGGGTCTGGTCGGCAAAGTTGTTGAAGTCCACGGTGATGACGCTTTTGTTCTTGTGAAGATGAGGACGATAGAAGCAATTCGAGTATTCCCGCGTTATTCTTTGCGTCCCGCCGATGGTGTTTTAGGTTTCGATTCGCCTTCTGACATCTATCCGAGTTACCACACACAATCATCATCTATTTTTGGAGACAACCCCAACCAGTCCCAGGAGGATGATTCTGATGTGTGATAGCTTCTGGAATAGGCATGTTGTGATGGACCCTTCTGACTTAGAGGCGGTCTTTTCCAATGAGGACTCCATGAGCGTGTCCGATTTGGATTTTGTCGAGGCTTTGCGTGAAGACCGTGCGGCGGACTTCTCTAAAGTCCGGGATGCACTACCTTATTTGCACCCACGCGAGGCAGACTACCTAGAGTTGTATTTCTTCCATAGGTTGCGGCAGTCCGCCATCGCTGATCTATTTGGAGTCAGCCAGCCAACCGTCTGCTATCGACTCCGTAGGGCTGCGACGAGGATCAAATATATCCTGACGATGCCCGCATACGACCACGACCAGATTGAAGCGGACCTCAAATCCGTTGTTTCAGACCCAGTGGATATCCGGATCATGCTTGAGATGCTGGAGTCTACGTGTCAAAGCACCGTGGCCAGAAGCCTTGGTGTGACCCAGGGTTATGTCCGGCATCGGTTCTTCCGAACCTTGCGCGCACTGAACGGGATGCGGGGGATGGAGGCATATGTGCTATTGTTCAAGCATGTTGCAGCACACTTGAACATTATGAAGCAGGTCCAACGTGGGGCGTGGAATGACCCCCTGATTTACGTGATTGCTTAGTTTTAGGTTGTCTATACACACGCATCTGCGTGGACGAACCATCTTCTAAAAAAGTCGTAGACCTTGCGCATAAGGTTGCAAGACGCTGGCTAGAGGCCAGTGTCCGGGACGAGTACCGGCTGACGGTATATCAACCTGCGAGCCCCATCAAGAATCTCCCGACCATGCTCCGGTCTTTCCGGGATGGTCGGGTGAAGATGGGCTCCGTCAAGCCGATACCGGATCTGGGTATCCGTGTCGGATTGGACCTCCTTGAGGTCTGGTCCTCGGATCATAAGGGTCTGGTCGAACTGGACGCTTGGTTCCAGAAACACGGCTGTGAGACTTCGGGGATTTGGTGAATGTCGGCTTCCCTCGTCATATCGGAATTCGTGTACCGCTCGGGGGTTCCCCCTGAGTATTTCACGTTCACGATTGGCGCGGACGCGACGACAGGCCGCGTGTACGTCCGTGAAATCACCGACCGCTATGGCATGGTGGTTAGCCCCTATACCCGCTTGCCGCAATCGGTGACGGACGACATCTGTTCGGCTACTTCTCAGGTGGAGTCGATCTTGGCCCTTGTAAGCGCAATCAACGGCATACTGACTTTCACCGCCGAGACGTACAAGGACGTCGTTTTCGCCACGCCTTTGACGAACACGAACTACAGGGTTCAGCTTTCGCCTGGGATTTTCGCCCCATTGCGAATCGTCAATAAACTTGTCACAGGTTTTACGGTTCAGGCAGGTGCAACGATTACGGGCCAGGTTGGTTATGACGTTTTTGTTTGAGTCTTTTTGACTTGTAACCGTGCTTTGAGCACAAGACTATGGAGTCTACCATGAAATTGCCCGTTGAGCTTGCTTTCGAGTCCCGCACAGCGGCGATGAAGATTGCTTCCCGCCCGCTGTACGAAATTGCTCGCGAAATCGCTCGCGATTGGAAAGACGTGTATTTTGGCGCCCGTCCGTATATGGCTGCGATGGCGCAGTTAGAGTCCGTGGATGATAATTACGGCGCAGATCCCGGGGATATGATTGTCCGGTATTTCCTCAGCAACGCAACCCGGTGGCGTGGTCCGGTGGCCAAGGCGATTAAGGCCGAGTTGAATGCCATGCTCAAGAGCGGTGGTTCACGTCGCCGGTACGCCCGCTTTGAAGAGGGTGATACGGCCGGCTTCGAGAAGTGGCTCAAGACTCAGCCTAAGTCTGTTCAAGATGATTGGGCTGCGAATAAAGAGAAGTACGGCGATAAGTTCAAGACTGCTTCTCAGTGCATGTGATTGGGGACAGATATGAAACGAAAAGCCTACCTTGACGCTTCGATCCGCGAAGAAGTCCTGCCGATGCTCCGCATCGTCTTGGCGATTTTGCGGGCACAAGCTCTTAGCTACCAGACGAGTCATTGGCAGGCCCGTGGCCCGAATTACTACGGTAATCATCTGCTATTTGAGCGTCTGTACGGTTCCGTGCAGGCTGAGATTGACGCCATCGGCGAGAAACTGGTGGGCTACTTTGGTGTGCCCGCTGTGGACTTGGAAGTCTCGCTGACTTTGATCAATGACATGATCGAGCGGTGGCACGCCGAAGAAGACATGGTTCGACGGGGGCTTCTGTCTGAACAGGAGCTTCAGAAGGCCCTGTCTTTCGTGTTTGATGTCTGGCCAGAACGTTCCCCCATGCCCATTGGGTTGGACGATTGGCTCATGGCAACAGCAAATGCCCATGAGTCAAACATCTATCTTCTTCAGCAGGTACTTGACGAGGGATTCGACAGGCAGGCGTCCCGCCCAAAAGCCGTACCCGATAGTCGTAAGGCCCTCATAGGCTATTCAGGTTCGATGCGAGGGGGGTCAGCGCCATCCGCCGAAGGTCACTTCTTCAAGAATCCGCGAAAGCGTGAGACACGCGAGTTTGCGGAGTCTGGTGCGCCTACAAATATATCGGACGTGGGGCACGACATTGCGGAGATCCATGGTGACGGTGACGTTCTCTCCGCTGTACGGAGAGCGCCTCCGACACCGACTGAGATTTTGAAGCATCCCGGTAGCGAAGGTGCTTCGACCCTGAGCCGGCTAGTTTTGGACTCGGAAGATCCTAGCATCAAGCCTGCGGCCGAACACCATCGGCGTCTCATGGCTGCTTGGTCTTTCCTGCCGCAGACCACGTATCATCAGGCAAGCTTGGACCGTCAGGCAGACGAGCTTCGTTTGAAGAACGTCGAAGCATTGATGGGTTTGGGTAAGTCCTTCGGGGTTTTGTCCCCGTACCGAGGGGACTCCTCGAAATCCGAAAATCAGGATAGCAGCGGCGAACTGATCCGTATGCTTGCGGACATGGGATACAAGAAACTGTATCCAGTGCAGGGCAAGTGGAAGGACAAGAAAGGTAAGACCCACACCGAGAGGTCTTACATGGTGCCTGAGATATCCTTTGAGGATTTGCACAAGCTCGGGGACCACTTCAAGCAGGATGCTGTCATCTACAAGTCCAAGGACAATGTAATTGGCATGTATTACCCTGAACAGAAGAAGGCCGTCGCGGCGATTAAGGCTGATGGCTCTCCGTCTTGGAGCGCCGAGGTGGGCAAGAACCTTTATTCGAAAGGTCGCGGCATCTCTTTCGATTTGGGATTCGATTGGGATACCACCCATCCTTGGACATCTGGGTCATCCCCTTTGGCGAAATCTGACGTGCCCAAGCTCTTGGATATCGCGGCCGTGAACCGCCCGATACGGGAAGCTGAAGAGGCTAAAGCCGCCGCTGAGAAGGCCAAGAAGGACAAAAAGAAGGAAGAGTTTTCGGGTTTCGACAAGTATATGAAGACCAAGTGGGATGACGGCAAGAAGAAGGTCCGCAACCCAAATCCCGAAAACCGAGATCGGTTCAAAGAGGTGACCTTCTCGACCGCCATGAAGGACAAGAGGTTCCGGGATGGTGTCGTCAAGGATTTCAGGAAGTGGAAGCAGGGCGAAAGCGCACACGCTGCGTGACGATCCACTGGACAATCGTGGGCGGTTCGCGCTAGGTTCTATTTGTTGATGTCCCCAAATTTTGTCAACTACTAGAACCTAGAACAACAATGTCGAGAAAAGCACAACATAAGGCCAGGAAAAAGAAGCAGCGTGAGCGCGCTGCTTCTCACGAAGCCCGTCATTTGAACTGGACCTATGAGGGTCAGGATTGCTCCGCACGCTGGAGCAATCTGACCACCCGAGGCGGGCTCGCACTATCCTTCGTTCCCATGCCGGGGTTCCCGGCATTCCAGGCATCATCCCCGGAAGAACTTTCCGCAGCCTTGGCCGAAAGCGTCACAACGGTCGGGCACGCTTAACCCGCTATCGCCAGATAGCGTCATGTTCGCAAACCTCACTGAGTCGATAAAGCGGCGATTGCTCCAAGAGCTTCGTCGATTCTGGTCCGATGACCCGAATTATCGGGACTCGCTTGTCCCGAACATTCAAGGTCGATATTCCTTCCAAGAGCGCCCCCAACAAGGGATCATCCTTAAAGGCGCGAGCGCCAACGCTCAAAGCCTGAGCGCAGACCACTTCCAGGGCACTGTCGTTAGCTATGTTAATCTGACTCGTGTTCTGGGGCATCCTGGCCACTCGATTGAGTGGGTTCGTGAGGACGGCCTTGCGATTCAGCGGAATGCAGGACGGTTTCCATCTCCACCTGGGGTGTATTACATACAGGTTTTGCGTGAACCCTATGGGTCACCGACTCCAAGTGAACAACTGGTGTTCTATGTGGACCCGCTCCTGGAAATTCTGGATGAGCGCCCCATAACGCTCGGGCCTAGGTTGTTGGAGGTTTCCCATGGTGCTTTCCATCCTGGAAGCCTCCGGGTGTATGAGATGCCCGGGAATATCGTCCAGTATGAGGGCATCCAGTATAGTGCGGACCCCGCAACAGGACAGATTACGCTCACCGACCCGCCCGCACCGAACACCTATTTCTCCATAGACTATCGGTATGCGGCTGAGAGTCGGGGACCTTTTTTGCTTCCGGTCAACGGATCGAATAACAACGCGATCCCTGGAGTGGTGCTTGCCTTTGGCCGCCGCGCCCAGGAGAACGATGTCATGTCCGTTGTCGTTGGACGTTCTCGCGAAGCCTGTGCCTTGGAATATGGCGGGCGGTGGGAGATCAACCTCGACATGGACGTGATGACTCGCGACGTACTTGCCACGGGCGAAGTTACAGATCGAACGATCATGTTCCTTTATACGGACTTGCGGGCACGTTTTGCAGGCGAGGGCATCGACCTCTCCCAAGTAAGTATGGGGGGCGAAGCTGAAGAGGCTTATGACGAGAACGCAGACGACTACTTTTACACGGCGTCTGTCAGCCTGACCCTTCAGACTGAATGGTCCGTGCATGTGCCCCTGAACTGGGAATTCAACCGTATTCTGCCGAACACCCTGGAAGAAGAGGAAGCCATTTCTGGGCTATCCGGGGACCAGCTTTACGCTACGGGCAGCCCGACAGGCATTCATGTCTATCAAAACATGAACCTACAAGCGATCCGCGATCCATTTTTTGTAAACCGGAACGATCAGTTCGAGATCATTCGGTAAGCAAGACCGACAAGTCCTGTAGGGACTCAACGCGGGATAGTATCGCTTTCTGGAAGCCTGCGTATGCAGCCTGTGGGCTGCTCCCATGTCCTACAACGCCCGCGCCAGCAAGTTCCCACTCAGGTCGATTTTCGAGTCCATCCCACTCACACAAAAGCGTGAGCCAATGCTTGCCGCCAACAACTGACCGATAGCATCCAGGTCGGATCAATACGAAGTTGTGTGTGGCAAGCCATTCCTCGTCGTTCACGTCTTCTCCGTGTTTCTGGTAGACCTGATCTGATCAGAGATCGCCTTGTTCACATCATTGGCCATGACACGATTTTCGTTGGCAGCCGCACGCTCTTTTTCAGTGATCGGTCGATAGCCCTCGGCCGTTTTGGCGAGTTGGTCCCGTGAGATTACGTTCTTACCCTCACGGCGGGCATCCCGGATTGCTTCATCTTTCGCTTTGTTTCGCACCTCAATCGTCTTCCACTTTTCCGCCGCGTCTCGACCAATCACCTGATCTGGATTGTAGTCAATCCCATGTACCCCCGTATTCTGGGGTACAGGGCCATTGACGGGTGTGTGTGCAAAAGAGAAAGATGCCGCAGAGACTAGACGCTCGGCATCAGCCCCACAAGAAGTGCATGACGCAGATTTATCGGCCGTCATCCTGGGGGCAATCTTTTCGAATCTCAGCCCGCACTTTCGGCAACCGAATTCGTAAATGGGCATGGCGGGGGTCGTCCTTTCATATCTGACACAGCACATTGCTGGTAGAAGCACATTACAACGGATGACGATACACCTAGCTAGATTAATCTGTCTATATCACTCGGGGTACTGACACATCGACTGCTTGCACTCAATTTTTGGAGATTGAACATGGCCTTCCCTTCTGGAATCTACGCACCTCCTGGTGTTTACACACAGACGAACTTCAACCCCCCCAATGCAGGGGCCGGCGTTGCAGCACGCATACCACTGATCCTCGGCCCCGGGTCTGAGATCCTGTCGCAGTCGGCAGTGGAGTTGGTTCGCGGTTCGTCCTCGTCTGTAGACCAACGTGTTGTCCAGGAAGATGAGGCCGGTCGCGCTGTCACCAGCATCAGCCCAGCGGGTCAAGTGTCGCTTGGCGCATTCAACGGCACTTATGATCGCATTCAGGTCCGTAATTTCCCCATCGTGACGGGGAATGGCACAGGTACCACGGCGACCGATACGGCTTCGATTGCCGTTACGGTCAACGGCATCCCCGTCGTTGTTTTGAGCATGGATGGTGCCCGTGGCATTTTGCGCTTGTCTGTCAAGCCCGCCTCGACGGATGACGTGCGGGTGACCTACTATTTCAACCGTACAGATACGCTGATCACGGATGACTTGAGTGATCAGGTTACGGCAAACGCAGGCGTCCTGTATGGTGCGGTTGGTCAGAGCTACACCGTCGTCACCGGCACCAATGACGAACTTACCTTGACGGTTGACGACACGACAACCCTTACCGTCACCGTCGCCGCTTCTCCGGTCGGAGGTTGGACCGCTGCCCAGATTGCAGCCTTCGTCAATGGTGCCGCTGCCAGCACAAGCTTGGTTGCCAGCACGGCAGTCAACAACTTTGGCCAAACCGTACTCAAGCTCACGGCAAACCGCAACATCACGATTGGCAACGGCTCCCTAAATGCCACCCTGGGTTTTACGTCGGGGAGCTACACGGGTCGTAACAAGACGTTCTACGTTTTCCAGCGTCCTGTCGTGGACGGGTCCAATGGTGGCGTGACCACCACAGATCCCGCAGACATGACAGTCAAGGTCGATAACGTTCAGGTCATCCCCACGGCTGTCGATGGCCAGTCCGGGGCTGTGACGTTGCCTTTCGCACCTCAATCCGGTTCTAAGGTAACAATCCAGTATTACTTCAACTCGTGGCAAGACACTTTCGACTATCTTGTCAATCGTGACGTGACCGAAGTTACGCTTTGCGGTCTGACTCCAGATCGCAACGACTTCGTGGAGAATGTGGACTTCGTTCTCCAGGATGACCAGATTTTGTGGGGCACCGCCGTTGTTGTGAGTCCTGACACACACACGACAGGCACCGACTACTTGAACGAGACACAGGTGTTGCCCACCCTCGTTGACGTTCGTGAATATCTGGCGTTGTGTGCAGCCTACGTCAATACCAGTGTCAATCCAGCGCAAGAAGATCGCAAGCAGTTCATCCTGCCTCTGACGCCAACCACGGGCAACGGTCGTAACAGCCCCCTCGGCGCTACGACCTTCAACCAAGTGGCCAACGGCCGCGTCGATCTTCCGACAAACCGCCCGGATCTGGTTTGGGCTTATTGGGGCTTCTCACTCCAAGATGCCATCGAACGCGGGCGTGTGACGGTCATTAAGGTTGAGTCGGACACGGCGACGATCACGTTGGCCGAGCCGGTGCCTGTTGGCGCGGAAGTCTACGCGACGTTCTACTACAACACCATTCAGGATGTGGAATACACGGTCAAGGCCGAGACGGCGGGTCCGTCTGGTATTGGCACATATTCGATCACGAACCAGGATGGCAACACCGTCTATATTCCGACGTTCGGGTCAAAGTCTGCCGGTCTGGCGACCGTTCAGATTCAATTCCCTTCGGGCAGCGAGCGTTTGCCGGACGCCCGTCTGGAAACACCGTACACGACGACGGATTTCGAGGGTCCGGTTGCGGAAGACGTGACCGTCGAGTTTGCCGCCCGTGCAGCCACCCCCGCAAAATATACGGTGCCCTCGCATGGTCCGTATTACCCCATCAATAGCCAATCCGATGGCTTCGATGTGGCCGTTGACGGATCGTCAATCTCGGTGGACCTGGGTGACCCGACAAACGCAGGTTGTGGCTTCTTCGCTCAGATCGTCGGCAACGAAGTTTCCTACGATCCGGCCACGGGCGGCTCAACCTTCGAGATTGACGCGACGAACGACGCTATCGATCTCATGGTAGACGGTGTTTTGATCCAGGCGGTGGCCGGTGCAAATGTCGCAGCTACGGTCGCGGATTATGTTTCGGCGATCAACACGGCGGCGTTGGCAGAAGCCCCGGTTCTTTTGGCGACGACGCGGTTCTCTAGTCCGCTGACGGTGGTTGTGGGTCAATACGACCGAATCACCCTGCACTACACGGGTGACGTGTCAGGTGCCTCGGGTAACTTGACGGCGACAATCGCAGCGGGCACCTACAACACGGCCTCGGCTTTGGCCGCTGCTGTGGATGCGGCGTTGACGGCGGCGATTGGCGGCGGCACCTTCAGCGTGGCCGTTACGGCGAACACATCGAGTCAGCTACAGTTCGCCCTTACGCTGGATGGTACGGACAACAATGGCTTCCTGGAGTTCATCACGAACGCGGCCCCCGCTCGTGACTTCTGCATCACAGCGGGGTTGAGCACCGACGCTGCGGCTCTCGGCAATCAGACCAAGCTGTTCCAAGGCGAGATTGCCCGTAGCATGTCCCTCGGCGGTTCTCCGCTGCTCTACGACCGCATCATCATTCGCAACCGCATCGTCCCTGGTTCCGGCTCTATCGACGGCCAGTCCCAGCTTGATCAATGCGAGTTGCAGATCGTCGGCGGCACGGGTGCTTCCCAGGCTGGCTTGGTCGCGCAAGAGCGTGGTTACGCGGGCCTTCGCGCTACGGTTTTGGAGGCGACGGCTTTTGGCCGCGTGAGCTATACAGACCAGGCATCGGCCTATGGCGATGCCCGTGACAGTCAACCGCTCCTGACCCTCTACGCCTCTGGCGGCACTGTTGATCAGAACAATGTGTTCAAGTTCACGATGGATGGCCAGCCCTACACCGTGGAGTTCACGGATGACGCGGGCGCGGCCATTCCTGTTGGCGGGTCCGCTGACGTGCCCTTCGGCCCTATCGGGACGGCCAACACGATTTTGTGGCAGATCAACGCCGCAATCACGGGTACAGGCTCCGTCCAGCAAGAAGGCGCGGGCATTCGTTTCCGTTCCGGTTCGTCGGAAGCCTCGGCTCAGATTGTCATCGGCAGCGGTAATGCGAATGCAACCCTCGGGTTGAGCACGAACGCGGCCTCTAGCCGCACCGTTTTGACTCCGCAGGTTCTCGTTTCCGGCCTCATGGCCCACGCGAATGCCAGCGTTGCTGACTATCTGTTGGACTTCACGGGTCCGGACGCAGGTTACTTCACGGAGCTTGCGGTCGCTAAGACCGTGAGTAATCAGGCAGGCGCAGATTATCTGTATCTGCAAAGCCTCACTCTCGGTAATTCGTCCAGCGTGGCGTTTGAGTCCGGGGGCTCTATTTTGTATCCCGGCGTCGGCCTCGGCGTTGTGGCGGGTGACGGCAATGTGGGCGAAGCGGCTATCGACGGCTTCTTCGTTACCTCGTCCGATCCGGTCAACGGCTCGGGTTCGGCCAACAACTCCTTGCTGAACGGCGGCGTAGGTCAGGATGGTCAAGTGGGCCAGACCTACCGCGACTTGGTGACGGGCCTGACTTTCACGATTCTGGATCGTGCAGGCGGGGCAAGTTACCCGATTGGTCAGAGCTTCACGTTAAAGGTCCGCGCCATCGCAACGTGCGATTCGAATCTGCCGACCTACGCGGTCCCCGGTCTCCAACTTATCGTGGCGAACACGACGGGTGTGGGCGTGGGCGACACTGCACTGGTCACGACGCATAATCGTAGCGGGGCACAACCGGCCGTAGGTGACGTATACTATGTCTCCTACAACTATCGGAAGCAGGACTTCTCAACGCAGCTTTACACCCGCCTGAGCGCGGTTGAAGCCGCTTACGGTCCTAATAGTCCGACAAACCCCGTGACGCTGGCCAGCTACTTGACGTTCTTGAACGGTGCGGTTCTTGTGGCCGTCAAGCAGGTAGAGAAAGACCAGGATAGCAACGCGGACGGTAACAACGACTCCGCTTCCACCGCTGCGTATATCGCGGCGATTGATGCCGTTGAAGGCGCCCTGCCCGGCGGTGTCTATCCCGATATCTTGGTCCCGCTGAAGGGTGACGATACGTCGCTGTTCGCGTATCTGGCCAAACACTGTGACATTCAGTCGAGCATCCGGTATCGCGCCGAACGCACGGCCGTTTGCGGTTTTTCGGCAGGCACACAGCCCCGTGACGCCGGCAATATTGCTGCGGGTGTCGCTCGTACCCGTATGCGTATGGTCTACCCCGATATCGCCACGCTGACCCTCTCCCGGGCGGACGGCACGAACGATTCGTATCTGGTGGACGGTACGTTCCTCGCGGCCTCTGTGGTAGGTACGCGCGTCGCCCCCACGGTCGATGTTGCTACGCCATGGACGAACACCCGCATCTTCGGCTTTGACCGTCTCGCCCGAGTGCTGGATGCGGTCCAGCAAAATCAGGTCGCCGTTCGCGGCGTCACGATTCTCGAAGACCGCAACCCGGTAATCCGCATCCGTCAAGGCTTCACGACGGATATGTCCAACATCCTGACAAAGACACCCACTGTGATTCAGATCGCAGATGAGGTTCAAAAGCAGGCCCGCGCGACGCTCGACCGTTTCGTAGGTGTCAAATTCCTGCCCGGGATCACAAGTCAGATCGAAGGCCAACTGTCCTCGACCCTCAAAGACTTGGTGCAAGCCCAGATCATCACGGGCTTCACGGGCGTTTCCGCCCGCGTAAGCCCTGATGACCCCACAGTCTGCGAGGTTACGGCAGCGATTGCTCCCGTATTCCCGCTACTCTACGTGGTCATCACTTTCAGCCTGCGCTCGTCAATCTAGGCACAACACTTCGTGGTGTGCCGTGAGTGCGGCTATCAGGGCTCCGTACACAGTGGTGTGCGGAGCCTTTTGTTTTGATTTTTTGGCTATCCCGTCTTCGTGGCTATGAAGCCAAATCCATGTCGCGTGG